TCGAAGCGGTTTCCGCGTAGTTGCGGGCCACGTCGATGTAGGTCAGGTCGAACTTGTCCGAGGTCGTCAGCGACTGGTCGTTGGACTGGTTGCCCGCCCGGATGATCCGGTTGGTCGAAGGCGCGATGGTCGCGTTGTGGCCGGTGAAGCGGGTGTCCGAAACTGCGGTGTTGCCGCAGATCTGGTTGAAGAACGCGACATCCATGCGCTGCGCCCACCAGTCGGCAAGGCGGTCACGCGAGACGCGGCGCAGATCGTAGGGAACCCGCTGTTCGGTCATGCGGCCCTTGACGCGGGTGGCATGGCGAAGCTGGTTGATCCGCACGTTGTCGTCGTAGAACTGGAGGGCTTCTTCGTTGCCTTCCAGCGTTGCGTCGCCCTCGATGCCGTCACCCTGCATCTGGACGTTCAGGCCGCAGGTGATGTTGTCGCCAGCGGACTTCTTGAGGTCGGTTTTCTCCTGAATCAGGCTGTCTTCGCCCGATCCGATGAACTTGCCGATCCAGGCCATGCGGTAGGCTTCCGCCGCAAGGCTCTTGGACCAGACGGAAACGGCCAAAGGATGGCCAACTCCGAAGGTTGTAGTCGCCATGATAGGCTCCTCTTGATGTTGTGTCTGATGATGAAGCTGCTCACCTGACGCTGGAGCCATGCGGGGCACGTTTAAGGCCGATGCGGGGCCTCCGATTTTACGTGTTCGGACACGAAGCGCTGTTAGTGTCTGCGCGTGACATGATCGTCAGTTCTGGGCGGGGCCTAAGCACTTCCACCCATAGCAGGTCTCGCGTCGGCCATTGAGCAGCCGGGTCATCGCAGAGACCGAAGCGCCAATCACAGTGCGGGCACTGTCCTTGTCGCAAACAACCGCTCCACGCTCAGGATGCCAGAAGCGGTATTCCGTTTTGTCCCTCTTGGTTTCCTTGACGCGCTGTTTATGCGCCTCGGTTTTCCGCCGCCCCCTTTGCGCTTCCTTCATGCGCGCAATTGTTTCCGGCGTGTGCTTAGTGCCGGTGCGAGCTTCTTGTGCCCGCCGCAGCGCATCAAGCGCCACGGGCGAAATTTTTAATCCGGGGCGCTTTCTGCCTCGCATAGTGGCGGCAATTTTCGCACGTACTTCTGGCCGCTTGGAGGAACAATTCTCACTCTGCTTGCGCCTCGTTGCCTCAGTGTGGCGCTTGCACCCGCCGCCGCCCGGGTTCAGGTTCGTCAACTCTCGGGCCGGATACTTGGCGATTTCCTGCATTTCTGCAGCGAGAGCTTCGGTGATTGTCATTCCGGCGCGGACAATTTCGCAGATGAACCCCGCGACACTTGCCACCGCCCGCCATTGGGCGCTTCTACCGGTCCCCGATCTCGCGCGCTTTTGGCTCCCCATGCCCACGTAAAACACAACACCATCGGTGGCCCTGCGATGGAGATAAACAACCTTATCAGCGGGATAGATCATGGCAAAGCATACCATAACCTATCCCATTGAGACAACATCTAGCCGCCCATCACCTTGCGCATGATGTCGTCGCGCTGCGCCTTGGGCATCTTCGCCAGTTCAGCTTCCGACATCTTCGACAGCGTTTCGATGGTCACGCCGCCGTCGTTTGCGGGCCCGCCAGCGGGGGCGAGGCTTTGCGTCTGCTTCTGTGCCTCGGCCAGCGCCTGCACCTGCGCCACAGCGGGCGGCGGGGCGGCTGGAGCCATCGGCGCGGGGCCGGAATAACCGCGCATCCGGGCGTATTGGTAGAACAGTTCCGCCGGGTTGCGGCCTTGCGAATAGGCTTGCTGGACGATGGCCTGAACGTCCACTTCCATCTGCGCCGCAATCTGCTCTTCGCTGTTGCCGTAGAAGGCCAGCTCCTCGCGCCGAGCCTTGACCGCGTGCTGGAAGGCGTTGTCGTAGTCCGGCGTGGTGGCCTTGAAGGCTGCCACGTCCTGATTGAGCCGCGCCATGACCATCTGCTGCTGCTGCGCTTCCATCGCGCGGCGTTCGCTTTCGGCCTTCTCCTGCGCCCGCTCGGTGATCTGCTTGATCTGGAATTCCCGGAAGCCCTTGGGGTCAAGGATCGGGTCCGGGATTTCAATCGGCTGCGGCGGGTTCAGCTTGGCTTCAATGGCCGCAAGCTTTTCCTGCAACGCCTGAAACTGCTGCTCTGCGGCCTTGCGGCGTTCCCGCTCCTGATGCAGCGCGCCTTGCGGCACCATGCCCGGCGGGGGCTTGTCCGGCTCGACAGCGGGCGCTTCCGCCTGTGGTTCGGGCTGCGACACCGGGCCGGGATCGGCAACCGGGGCTTCTTCGATGGGCGCGGTATCGGCGGCCATAGCGGCCATCGCCGCGCTTTCGTCGGCGGTCAGCTGTTCTGACATCAGGTCCTCGTGTCGTGAAGGTTACGGAGCGCCAACCGGGCGCGGCGGGTTCATTCCCGGCATGACCGGGGGCTGAACGGGGGTAACGGCTTCCTTCTGCGCCCGGATGCCGTAGAGCATCGCCTGCGCCTGGTTTTCCTCGGCTTCGGAAACGGTCTTCTGCACCTCGGCCTGCGCTGCCTGCATCGCAAGCTGCTGTTGCGGGTCCTGCTGCGCCTGTTGCGCCTGTTCCGCCGCCTTGGCGCGCAGTTTCTCGGCAAAGCTGGACGGCAACGGACTGTAGTCCATGACGTCAGCCCAGTCTTCCAAGCCCATGCCAGCGCCCTGCATGATCGGCAGGAGGTCTTGCAGGATCGCCCAGGTGCGCTCTTTCTCGTTCGGCGCGGCAGGGCTGTCGTCCACGATCACGTCGTATTTGCGCGTGCCCGTTTCGGTTGCCAGCGGGATGTATTGCTGCAAGCCCTCCTTGACGATCCGCACCAGCCGCCCGGTGGGGGCGATGTGGTCACGCAGGAACGACAGGATCACCTCGCCCTGCATTTTCCGGTAGAAGCGCAGGCTGTCGAAATAGGTGGCCAGCGTGGTCATGGACGCCTGCTTGCGCTGGTATTCCAGCACCCCGGCCTGCTGCCGGTCAGCCATCCCCATCAGTTCAAGCGACACGCCAGACGTGTCCCGGATCGTGCTGATGGCGAACTGCGTCAGCTGCATCAGCGCGGCGGGCATCTGCACTTGCGGCTTCGGCTGGATGCGCCCGCCCGACAGTGCCCCGTTATTGACCATCGTGGCGCTGTCTGCGGCGGCCCAGCCTTCCTCAAAGGCCCGCGCATCCTCTACCGCACCGGCTTCATACATCACGCCGCCCTTGGCGTTGGCGTTGATGATGTGCAGCGTCTGGCTTAGCCACTTGTTCGCGTATTTCTGCGGGTCCATCATGACCCTGAGAAGGCCGTAGAACCGCTTTTCCTTGCGGTCGTAGTTCCCGGTGATGGCCTTGAACGTGCACGCGTCCTTGCACGGCTGGTTTTCCAGCAAGATCGCATCCCGGCCAAGGAACGCCTGCTTCCACACATACCGCGTCACGGGCCGGTTCGGGATTGCGAGGTCAACCGGCATGACCTTGGCCAGCTTGTCCCAGTCGGCTTTCGGCATTTCCTTGCGCTCGCCCGACTGCGGATCGACGTACTCCACCGACCGCACCCGCTCGCGCCACTGCACCTGCACGACGGTCACGGTTGCCGGGTTGTCCTTGTCCTCGCCCTGGCGGCCTGACTTGTATTGGTCCCCGATCAGGTTGACGTGTTCTTCCGCATCCTCGGTCTTGTCGATCCAGTCGCAATGCAGCGTGGATTCCTCGGCATCCGGGAACATCTCGCGCGCTTCGTTGATCGGGATCTGGCGCACCCGGGCGGCCCGTGTGGCGTCCTGCAAGCCCTTCCGGTGGGCGTGGGCATCCCAGCACATCTCCAGCGGGTCTAGGCGCACCACGCGCGGCGCTCCGTCGCTGTCGGTCGTGTAGTCCAGCAGCGTCTCGGTCCAGCCGATGCCGCAGACCAGCGTATCTTCAAACGCTTGGCTTTCCTCGTCTTCCGCGTTGGCCTCGTCGCGGAACCACTCAGCGCCAGCGGTGAGGATTTCGTTTGGCTTGGCGTCCCCGATTTCGCGCGGGATAAAGCGCACCTCGGTCCGGTTGTTGATCTCCGAACCGGACACCGAGGCAAGGATGACTTGCACACGGTTGAATACCACGGGAACGCGGGCCTTCTCCTCCAGTTCGGCCTTTTCCGCCTCGGTCCATTGGTGGCCGTCCTTGAAGGCATACTCGCCCTCTGCGGCTTCGCGCCACTTGGACAGCGCCTTCCAGTCCGCGCAGACCCAGGCTTTCAGTTGGTCGAAGTCAGCCATTAGGCGGCCCATCCTGTTGTCTTGCGGCGCGGGGCGGGCTTGCCAACCCTCGGGGCCTCATAGGCCACTGCGCCAAGGCCGAAGGCGTCCGCACCGTGCGATGACCAGTCGTGCTCTTTTCGTGATACCAGCCGATGGCGTCGAGGCCGGGGCTGCACTTCTCGTCAAACCACATGATCGGGAACAACCGCCGCGCCGCCTCGACCCGCTTCATTGCCGCGCCCGCGCCCTGGTTCGGGATCACTTGCACCTCGAACCCGGCAGCCCGCAGCGCGCTTTCGTAGCTGACGTCGTGCACCCGGTCATTCGTCGCGCCGTCATGCGGCAGGATGCAATGCGCCTTGCCGTAGCCGTTATCCCTGAGCCACTCGATATGCGTCGCCAGCGGCTGGCCTTGGGCTTCGTAGTAGTTCAGCCATCGGATTTCCCGGCCCACGAATTGCGCGATCCAAATGGCGCAAGCGTCCGCCTTTGCCCCCGTGCCGCCGATGTCCCAGATGGCACGCGTCACCATCAGCGGATCGGCTGCAACCTTGCCAACGCGGCCCTCCTGGCGTGCCGTGTTCAGGGCTGCGGCGTAGTAAGCCCCTTCGACCGCTGATACGAAATCACCTTCCCAGATGTGTCGATACTGCTCAGGCCGCCGCAGTTCGTCGTTCCGCCGTTCCTGCTCAAGCACCGCCGGGAACCACGGGTTATCCCGCCAGTTCAACTCCACGATCTTGCTGGACTCGGGCGGGTTTTCCCGGAAGCGCAGATGCGTCGGGCTGTTCTTGCGCTCCGGGTTCCACGTCACCCAGATTTCCGACCCTTCTTCGCGGATTGTCGGGATCAGCTTGACCCACGCGGTTTCGCTAACCGGCTCGGCTTCATCCACCCAGCACAGCAGGATGCGCGCCTTTGACTTGATGCTGTCCAGGTTGTGCCGCAGACCGGCAAAGGTGTACTTGATCCGGCCATCACGTGAGCGAATGAACTTCTCGCCCACCTCGTAGTAGGCCGCAAGGAACGGCTCTGAAGCGATGGCGGCCTTGACCTCCTCCAGCGAGGATTCGTCAAGGCTGTTCATGAATTCGCGGGCGCAGAGGATTTGCCCCTCACCGCCCGATGCGCCGATCTGGTAGCCAATCACCGCCGTCATCTTGGCGAAGGATCGCGTCTTGGCTGAACCCCGCCCGCCGTATGCGCCCCGGTAGCGCGCTTCCCCGGTGAAGACCTCGACCAGCTTGGGCGGCAGGTCAATCGTCGCGGGTTGCGGCTCTAAGGATGATTTGGGTTGGGAGTTCAAACGACCCGCCGTTGTTTGTGTGGTCATTCGAGGTCAGGTCGGGCATGACCTTCTTGAGCAGCGCGATGCCTGCGGTGACCTGGGATGCGCCCATTTCCCGCTTGCCTTCGACATGCTCAATCAATGCGTTGAGGATGTTGCTGTTTTGGATTTTAACCCGGTGGCTGTCGTCCATGCGAAAGCCGGGGGGTCTTCCCTTGCCTGCCATGCGTCAGCACTTGCGGCCAGAGCCGCCCTTTTTCTTGCCCTTGGCTTTCATGTGAGCCTCCAAAAGCACACCGGCGATTTGGGAAAAGCTTACGCACCCGGCCTGCGCGAGCCTATGGGCCGGTGCAGCCGTGCGACCCAACCGGAGATATCCTGGGAGGGTTCTGGCCGCGATTGTATGCGAAGCGGCGCACATGTCAAGATGTTGAGGTCACCTTTGGTAACTCTGGCATCTTGCGCAAAAACTGCCTGCTTCCGCAGCCCTTGCACGCTTCGCCCTCATGCGCACCACCGCCGCAATAAGCGCACTGCATGACCCCAAGCGATCTTGCCTGCCGCTCCTTCCAGCCGCGAAGGGCATGTTCCTCACATGCAGCGGGTCCATCCGCATTGTTCCCCATTCCAGCCCGTTCAGGCTGACCTCAATTTCCGGCAGTTTCGACGCCGCGCGCTCTACCATCGCCCCGAATGCCACGATCTGGCCCGCAAACGGGCCGCAGATGACCTCTAGCAGGTCGCCGGGGGTGTAGGCCTGCATGACGCGCAGCGCCTCTCTACGGGCCTCTTTCGAGGCTTCCCGGTCGCGCATGATTTCAACAGCCCGGTCTATCTCGGCCTCCTTGGCTGTGAAGGTGGCTTCCACGGCGTCGATGAAGTCTTGCACCTTGCGCGCTTCGGCGGGCGGGACGCCCATGAGCGAGCGGAGGTACTTGATGTCCTTGAGCCAATGCCATTGCTCGGCTGTGGCTTCCACGAAGACGTAATTGCCGAGGTAGGGGAGGATGCGCTTTTCCGGCCAGCGGCGGTTTCCGGTGCGGACGGCTTCGACCTTGCGCGGGGCTATGGCTTGCAGGCCCAAGGCTTCGCAGTCCTCAACAAGCGCGAACTCCTGGCCGGTCGGGACGTAGGCTATCCATTGGGTCACTCTGCGGCCATGCGACGCTCGCGCCACATGATGACCTTCCCGGCCTGCTTCATGTCGCACAGGCATTCCCGTGCGCTGCCTTCGCTGATCTTGAAGCGGGTGACGACGTCGCCGCAGGTGCGGGCCTCGCGGAGGTAGTCGAGGATGGCCGCCTTGCGGGCTTCCCGCTTGGCTCCGAAGGCGTAGCGCAGGGCCTGGACGCGGTCGGTCTTCGGCTCTTCGGTCAGGCGCTGGTCGTGGCGGCCCGCGTGTTTCCACATCGCCCGGTTTTCCCGCTTGGCCAGGGCAACGGGGTTTGCCGCGCCGGACGGCGTGAGGCATTCGGGGAGGCGGCGCGCGATGTTGGCCAGGTAGTCGGCCAGCGTCGCGGGCTTGTCCTGCCGCGCGGTGCGGATGGCAGGGGTGGAGACGGATATGACGGCGTGGGGTTCGATCATGTTCCAGCCTTTCTGTAGGTCATGGCGTAGGTGCTGAATTGCAGGTCGGTCTGGCCCTTCTCGATCCCGTAAAGCTGGGTATCCCGGACCTTCCAGGTGATGAGCTTCACCAGCGGATTGCCTTCCTCGTCCTCGGTCTGGTGGACCGTGAAACCGAGGCTCGGCTTGTTGGCAAAGGCGGCGCTGTCGGAAATGTCGTAGCCCACGGGCGGGCGGGGCTTGCCCTCGGTCGGCATCTTCCGGGGG